GCAAAGTACCAAGCTCAGGCAGTTGTTGGGCAAAATCAAGACTGGCTAATTATATCGAGTAGACAGTGTAATCGGGCTGTTAGAAGTTAGCACAGGTAACTTCTCATGGACAATATTTATAAGTATCAACAGTCTGAGATTTCTAATAAATAACACAAAGGTATAATCACTATAATGCAAAAACGTACCCGTAGCATTTTGGACGAGTTAGAGAGCTTGTACTCTGAACGAGATAGAAATCTCGTTATTGAAAGCAGGGCAGCTAACATCATAGCAGGAGCAATCAATTTATTAGAACAAATTGATGCTTCCTATCCTCCAGAGCAAGCTGAAAATCTTACTCGTAAACTATTAAATGCAATACGAACACGAGATGTAGGTCGTTTTGAGCGCACCGTAAGGAAATCAAATGCAGATTTATGAATTAACACAACCTAAAAAACCCAGGTTAGATGAAGCCAACCCACTGGCTGCTGTAACAGGGGCAGTAGGCTCTGGGGTAGGCGCACTCAAAAGAGCAGGCACTGCAATTGCTGCACCATTTAAGGATGCAGGATCTGCGTATTCTGGCGGACAAATTTCAGCAAAAACCAATGCTCTGGCAGACAAAGCATTTCGTGCCTGGTCTCAATATGCAAATCAACGTATGGCCAGTATGGACGATACTGAGAAACAGGAATATGTGTCTGGTGCAGACGGCAATATGAAGAAAGATTTAACAGCATTTGTACAAAAAAATATGCTGGGGAATCAGCCGTTTGACCAATTGAATGTGGGCAACGACATACTTAAAGTGATAAATCAAATTGCACCTGCAGCAACACCTGCAGCAACAGGAACAGGAACAGCAACACCTGCAGCAACAGGAACAGCAACACCTGCAGCAACAGGAACAGCAACACCTGCAACACCTGCACAGATCAGAGCAAACAAACAAAAAACTGCCGCTGCTGCTGCACAAGCACAGATGGCCACGCCAGGACTAACCCCACCAGTTCCTGGTAGTGCCCCAGCGGCTACAAATCCAGTGGGATTCAATGCAGCCAATGTAATGAAGTTACCTGGTATGGAAAAATATGCAAAGCCATCGGCGCCTGCTAAAACAGCCAACTTTGCCGGGCCAGGCGGCTACGGTAAAACGACCACCAGTTTCAAGCCGCCAACAGCTAGTGCTCCGTCGGCTACTGCGCCCAATTCACCTAAATCAGTTACAAAAGGGCCAACAACTCCAGACGAAATGGCAAAAGCTCAAGCCAAATGGAATGCGGCAGCAGCAGCACAACAACCAGAAACCATGACAGAAGCTGTAAAATATCAACCCACTTCTCAGAGCAAAGCATTGTTCTTGAAACTGGCACAACTAGCGGCATCTGCTCAACGATCTGCAGATACTCCTGCAGCAACAGGACAAACTCAACAACCCGGCGGTACCTCTCCTATTGCCACAGCACTAGGCCAAGCTGGCGTGAACACAAATCAATTATCGGCATTGGGTTCTGCAATTGCACCAAACGCAAAACTTAGCACAACAGGTAATCCTGCAGTAGATGCACTACTTAAAAATATGGGATTCACTGTACAATGAAAATAACACTCAAAGAAGGTGGCAACGTATTCAAGGATGCCCAAGGACAAGATGTAAGTCAACGTATTGCACAAGGTGATGTGGGTCCCACAGTGCAATGGTTAGAAGCACTAACTGGACTAGACCTTACATTGGACAAGAGCCCCAGAGATGAACTACCACTCAAGTGGTTGGGCACAACTGGTCGAAAAGAAAGCAGTGGCGATCTAGACCTGCTGGTCAATGCCAATGAAATCACCAAGACGAACTAGAGTCTAGATTGGAAGCATGGCTGGCTCACAATGGCGTAGACGCAGAACAGATGCACGGACGACTGGGTTGGATTGTTAAGACTGGAAACAGTGTGCATTTTCGTACTCCGATCAACGGTGATTCCACCAATGGCTTTGTACAAACAGATTTTATGTTCTTTGACAAGCCTAGTTGGAGCCAGTTTGTACTCAGCAGCGATCCGGCTAGTCAGTATAAAGGTGCATTGCGAAACATCATGTTAAATTCAATGGCCAAAGCACAAGGTTACAAGTTGAATCAAAACTCCGGCATCCAAGACCGTGCCACCAACGAAATTATCACTGACAATCCCGACCAAGTGGCAAAAATGTTGTTGAATCCACAAGCCACACAAGATGACTTGTACAGTGTTGAAGCTATAATGTCAGCATTGAAAACTGATCCCAAAAAAGAAGCCAAGATTGCTGATTTCCGAGCACACATGGAACGTGAGGGAGTTCCGTTTGACCAACCAGTACAAGAAAGCGATGTTAGTTTTATTGCAAGACTGCGTGATCGTATTGTGAATCAAGGCATGCAGCCCTTGGTAGAGCAAGAACAAAAACCAGTTTATACTTTGTACGAAGCCAAAGACCCGCGTATTCCTCACTTGGAAGACCTAGTGTTCCAGAAAGGAACCAGAGGCATCGAAGATGCAATTGCAATTGTAACCGCCAGTGCAGAAAAAACTCGAGAATATGTTACCATCAAATGGGATGGAAAACCTGCTGTGTTCTTTGGACGCAAGCCAGATGGCACATTTGTGCTGACGGATAAAAGTGGACTTGGTGCTGTGGGATATGATGGCATGGCCACCAGCCCTGCAATGATACGTGACATCATGGCCATGCGTGATCGTGCTAGTGCAGCCAAAGGCAAGCCTGCTGATCGCAGTGCATTGGCCAAAACTTATGCAGACATTTGGCCGTACTTTGAAGCAGCAACACCCGAAAACTTTCGAGGTTATATCAAAGGCGATTTGTTGTATTATCCTGAAAACATGTATGTAGAAGAATCTGGAAACTTTGTGTTCCAACCCAACGAAGTATTGTATCGTATACCTATTGCCAGTGACCTTGGGCAACAAATACAAGGAACACAAGTGGGCATTGCTATTCATACAGAGATAGAAGATCCAGATGCGCCAGAAAAGCCAATTGATCCCAAACGTGAACTGTTACCTGTCTCGGGCCTGATGATGAGTAGACCCACAGTAAAGACCTTGCAAAGTATCCAACCTGATGCTGGCTTGATCAACCAAATTAACAGCATCAAGCGCACTCACGGTGCTGCAATCAATACATTGTTTAATCCCGCTGAATTAAAAGCAATGCAAATTACAGACTTGCCTTCCTTGTGCGAACGTTTTATCAACAGTTTGGTAGGGACAGATTTTAGTGATGCAACTCCTGCTGCCTTTGGTAAATGGTTGCAAACAAATGTCACACCGCGAAAGTTTCAAAATATCATTGAATACCTAAACAGCCCACGAAGCAACATCAACGGCATGGCTGCTGCATTCACTGCATGGAACCTGTTGCACCAGCTCAAAACTGATATTCTGCAACAACTGGATCTACAACAACCTGGGCAAGAAGGATGGGTTTTGGCAACTCCTGCTGGCCGGGCCAAGGCTGTGAATCGTATGGCAGGAGGATTCACTGCTGCAAACCGCGCTAGAAACAATCCTGTGCAGGCGTAAATACAGTAAGGAATAAATTATGGCAACATACAAATTAATGAGTGGCGATTACAATATCGCAGTTAACGCAGGGGTAGGAAACGTTAATGTTGCTGGTACGGTGATTGCAACTGGCAATATAAACGGTAACAGCCTCAACACGACCGACAGTGCTTATGTAAGTGGTAACATTGCAACTCTTGGAAGTGTAATAACAAACCCAAAACTATTTTCCGCCTTGCCGTCTGCAGCCACAATCGGCGCCGGAGCAAGATCGTTTATTACTGACGCTAATACTACTACTTTTGGATCACAAGTAAGCGGCAGCGCAGGCAACAGTGTGCCAGTGTACAGTGACGGGACCAATTGGTACGTTGGGTAAGCTCAAATTGGTATTTTTTGACGAATGGACTAAATAAAAGTAGGATCAAGACGATCCAAATTTTTAAAGGAAATTATTATGGCATTTTACTCTCCAGCTAACGGTGATGCACAACCGGTATTTGCAATTGACACCCTTAATGGTCCAATCGCTCCAAGCACATCTACTTCTGCTACCCCTGTTAACCTAGCAGGTCCTAAACTGGATTTCTTCCAGATCACTTGTGCTAACACCAACGCAACCCTGCAAGGTGTTAACGGTTACGTTGCCAACGTTATCCGTGCTGTTCAACAAACCAGCACAGTGGCTATGTACCAAGTGGACGGCGTTCAGATCAGTCTAGGCGTGTTCCCAACAGGCGTTTTCACCAATGCTACTATCTTGGCCGCTGCTCAAACAGCCAACGTTGCTGGTACCAACGGTGCTGCCAGCGCAACCGGTGTTGGAATTGGCTTCAAGCTAGCTACATCCTAATCAGATCTAATTTGATTACAAAACCCCAGAAACTTTCTGGGGTTTTTTATTGGCCGTAAATATCTCATATGGCTACTAGAATTCGCATTTCCACTACATTTGATTGCACTACAACAGGTGTAACCGGGCATTACAAAGCCGCACAATTGCCATTCCGTGACCATGCGCTACAGTTGATTGACAGTGAGCATTCGTGGCTTCGCAGCAGAAACCAACAGCGCAATTACGAAACTTTGATGCAACTGGCAAATCTTTACACACAGCCTATGAATTGCTCGCCTAGCGAACATAAAAATGATCAGTGGAGTTTTGAATTTGATACTGAATTTGACGGCGTATTTTCATCAGGTGATGATTCACTGGGCCTGTTAAAAGCAGCCACAAGCGGTGTTCCTATGTTGGACAAACTTGATTCGTTTCAGTTGACTACTGCCAGTTTGTTGCCAGGAGTCAATGTGTTCTTTGAAGAAATTGAAAATAAATAACTTATTAAGGAATTGTATGGATACCACCGATATTGAAAAGAAAAGTTTAGAAGCACACGTTGAATTGTGTGCAGAAAGATATAAATTCTTGGAGGTCAAACTAGAAGCGTTAGAGGATAAAATTTCCAAGCTAAACTTTGGAATCGACGAACTCAAAGGCATGGTATCAGGAATTACACAAAAACGTAATGATCAGTTGATCGGGTGGGGAATTGGCATTATTGGATTTTTGGTAGCCACTGTGGGCTGGTTGTTATCTAACTACGTATTCAAATGAAACCCAGCGATAAATTAGCACGTTTAGCCGAAGCAGAGTTGCCTGCGTTACTTGATCATGTGATCATTGCCGACGGTGATGGGTTTAGAGTATTTGGCAAATACACCATAAAAAAAGATACAAGTGGTCATGTTGTTGAGGTCAACACAGGTTGGTCTGGCACATTTGGTACTGCTAGATCTGCACTGGCTTGGTGTATCGCAGATAAAAACAATCAACTTAATTTAGCTAGAGAAATTTATCAATTGGACTTGAATGCAACCAGATTGCGAAACGATATACAATGTAGACTTGGTATTGCTCGTAAAACTAGCGGAAGATTTTTAGAAACAGTAGAAACGAAAGTTTCTAGACGGCAAGAGCAAAGCCAGGCCGTAGAGAACGAATTATCAAAATGTATTAATTCGACTAAATACTGGCAACTTAGAGGATTTATAAATGAAACTGCAAGAATTGGCTCCACGCCGTCAAACCGCACAGGTCTCAAAAGTATTTGAGAGCTTTTTTGATCAGCGAGTGAGTTTTGACTCTCTTGGTCGCGATCAAGCACTTAGCCAATTGCGCCGTGTGCGACAAATGGTCAAAGAATATAGGTCACATCCTGGCTTTCACAGAAGCGAACAAAGTCCAGCTTATTTAAAAGCTGTGATGATGGAACAGGCTTTGTCCAATCGAATTATGGAAGTCGATGCTATGGCACCTATCGGTGGTGCTGTTAATCCTGCACAACAAGCTGCTTTATCTTCTGTTCAAGCAGGCGAAAGAAAAAAGCAATTGCAAGATCAAATCAAAGCCGCCGATGAGCAGATCAAGCAACTGCAACAACAAAAACAGGCATTAACACAACAAATGAATATGCCTACTATGGAAAACTTCCGACGCCGAGGAAGACTAACAGAGAGCGAAGTACAACAAGCTCAAGTAGTATTGGCTGCACAAGACATGGTTGATAAAATGCAAGGCATGTTGGAAGATGTAAGCGAACTACAATTCAAAGAACTACCTGCACTGGTTGATTCTATCAAGAATCAAGTTGGCATCGATCAAGCTGCTCAATTCAACAATGATGTCACTGCTGCTCTAAGTGGGTTGATGCAAAACTTGCAAGGTACAAAACAACAATTAGACGCTGCTCTTGGTGTTGTTACTGGCCAGGCCCCTGCTCCAGAAGCCAACGCAATGGGAGCAGCCGATGACCTAGGTGCTGCTGCCGATGACCTAGGTGCTGCTGCTGAACTAGGTGGCGATGAACTTGATCCTGCTGCAATGGATCTTGACGCTGCTGCGTTGGGAGACGAAGAACCAGCAATGTCTCCTGGTACCTTAGGCAGAGCCAAGAGATAATGAAAATTTTTGAAGTCACTAGCCCAGAAATTGATACTGGCAAGTTGTTTCAACTTGCCAACTTCAGAGCGAACCGTGCTAAAGACACAGCTTCTGCACCAGAAGTTAACAAAGAATCATTTTTGAAATTGGCTTCAAACATGGGCATCAATATTAGTAACGATCAATTGGTTGAACTAATCAATACTGCTCCTTTGAATGGTGTATTTGAACCAATTACTCGAGACGACGTCGTGATTAAATTCAAAGGGGCTGAACCTGATGTTGCAATGCCTGATCCAAACCAATCACAGGCTATTGTGGCTGCAGCAGCCAAATCGGCTATGAAGCGCAACCAGTAACCGGTTGACTTTGTCTAGTGCATAGTGTATAATGCGCTATAGGAGTTTTAAAATGATCAAAATTATTGCAGCAACTGTGGTAGCACTTTCGTTTACGACATCAGCTCAGGCCTGGGGCGACCGAGAACAAGGGGCATTGGCCGGTATCGTGGGCACTCTGTTGTGGCAGCGGCTGGACAATCAAAATCAGCCGCAGCCTAGGCCTCAAGTAATTACTCAACCAGTGTATGTGCCTCCTACTGTGATCTATCAATATCCTCGGGTTGTGCCAGAACGCCAGTGTTATGTGTTTCGTGAAACACGCAACTACGATGGTACCTACACTAGAGAACTTCGTTGCCATGGCCTACAGTGACAAAGTAGTTGATCATTATGAAAATCCTCGCAATGTAGGCAGCTTTGCCAAAGACGATGCCGACGTTGGCACTGGCATGGTTGGTGCACCTGCTTGCGGCGATGTAATGAAGCTCCAGATAAAAGTACAAGATGGAATAATTACAGATGCCAAGTTTAAAACATATGGTTGCGGCTCAGCGATTGCGTCTAGCTCGCTCGTTACTGAATGGGTCAAAGGACGGACACTTGACCAGGCGGCAGAGATTAAAAATAGCGAGATTGCTGATGAGCTTGCCCTCCCCCCTGTTAAAATTCATTGTTCAATACTTGCAGAAGATGCAATCAAAGCGGCGGTAGAAGATTATCGAAAGAAACATGATCTCTCTAACTGATGCTGCTTTAAAGAAAATACAACAAACTATCAAACGCCGCGGAAGCGGCGTTGGCATTCGTGTGGGAGTAAAAACCACTGGTTGCTCTGGGCTTGCATATGTGTTAGAATATGTAGATCGTCCCACTGAGCAAGATCAACGTATTGATTGCAATGGTTGTGAAATTTATGTAGATCCTAAAAGTTGTCCTTATCTGCAAGGAACAACAATTGATTATGTTCGCCGAGGTCTCAACGAAGGGTTTGAATTCAGCAATCCCAATGAGCGAGACAAATGTGGGTGCGGAGAAAGTTTTAGAGTTTGAAAAAAAAATTTATTGATTTATATATGGATTGGGCAGAA